TGGCAGCAAAAAATGCTGGAACTGTAAAAGTCTACCTGGATGATATCATGATATTAAGTGTTGAAAAAACAGATATCACGGAGGAATGGAAAGAATTTTCAGCAGAAGCTACTGTAGAACAGGGCGAACATACATTTAAGATACAGGTTGAGGAAACAAATAAGATCGTGTATGTAACTGCGGCTCAGATTCTCGCAAAGAACACGGACTGGGCAGAAAGTAAACTTGCAGTATTGAGTGATTCAATTTCAGCAGAAGTGAAAAGGGCATCAGATGAAGAAAAAGAACTGTCTTCGCTGATAACACAGACTGCTGAATCGGTCAGTTCAAAAGTTTCAAAAGGTTCTGTAATATCCGAAATCAATCAGACTGCAGAGAAAGTGAAGATCAGTGCTGCAAAGATTAACTTTAACGGACTGGTTACGGCGAATAATTATTTCCAGATTCTCACAGACGGTTCATTCGTGGCCGCATATGGAACTCTGGGTGGTTGGACAGTTAAAGATGGGATTATGAAATCTAATGATCAGAAGATAGTTTTAGATCCGGTAAATAACAAAATATATTTTGATGATGGCGATGATGATTTCGTGACTGAACTGTCACCAGACGGAACAAGGACCAACTTTCTGACCGTTGATGGTGGCATTGTTGGAGGAGACGCTGCATTGCTTATCAGTGCAGCGTCTTCATCCCGTATTCAGTTTTATGATTCTTTTTCAGACGATGGCGAAGATATGATCAAACTCCAAGGAAACCTAGAAGTCCGTGGAACCAAATCACGCGTAGCCCGAACGGAGAATTTCTCTGATCGGTTGCTATACTGTTATGAAACACCAACACCAATGTTTGGGGATTTGGGATGCGGAACAACAAATGATAGAGGAATCGCAATCGTTGACATAGATCCGGCATTTTCGGAAACGATAAATTCCGGGATCGAATACCAGGTATTCCTGCAGAAGGAAGGAGATGGTGACATATGGGTAGCAAAAAAGGATACAGAGTTCTTTATGGTACGGGGGACACCGAATTTAAAGTTTTCCTGGGAGATCAAGTGCATCCAGAAAAGCTTTGAACATCTGCGCTTGGATGAGAAAGAGGTACAGGAAGCAGCACAGAAAGATGCCAGAGACACGCAGAAAGACTATAACATTATTATTGACACAGTTGTCGAGGACTATGACAAAGAAATGGAGGAATTGATCAATGAAAGTAATTAAGATTATCAGCATCATCAATCAGGGAGGGGAGTATTCCATAACAACAACTTATAACGAGGTTGATGACAATGGAAATGTAGTAAAGAGAAATGAAAAAGCACCTACGTTCTATGCAGTAGGAGATATGCTCGATCACGTAAAAGCAATTGAAGAACAGACAAAAGAACGAATTTGAGGACAATATATGGAGAGAATCAGAGCGGAGCCGTGAGGCTCTATTTATTTTACTTAAAATTGCGCCGGCGCAACCGGAGAAAGTGTGAAAAAGTGAAAGAAATACTCATGCAGACATATACTATTGTATTACCGGCCCTGTTGGGATATATTGTATGGCTTTTGAAGAATCAGAAAAAAGACAGGGATGCCAACAGCAAAGGTACAATGCTCCTGCTCCGCACACAGCTAATCGAGTATCATGCGAAATACATGCAGCTGGGAGATATCCCATCATATGCTTATCAGAACTTCTGTGAAATGTATGATGCGTATCATGCTCTGGGTGGGAATGGGATGGTAACAAAAATGAAACAGGAAATTGAAGAATTGCATATCAAGCGAAAAGGAGAATGAATATGGATATTAACGTAATGATGCAGTATGTAACCTATGGACTGGCACTGATCGGAGTGCTTGCATTCCTGGTGTCGATCATCGTGCAGGTAATCAAGGAAATGCCGGGACTCAATAAGATTCCAACAAGTATTGTGGCACTGGTCACATCACTGATCCTGTGCCCGGTAGCTTTGATCATCTTATGTACATATTATAAGATGGTAATCACCTGGTATTATATATTTGCTTCTTTTATTGCCGCATTCGTAGTTTATTTAGTGGCAACAGGCGGTTGGGAAAAAGTCAAGAGTATCTGGGATAGAACGAAATATAAAGATTCAGAGGGCGAGTGATCGTCCTCTTTTTAGTGGAGGAAAACAAATGTTAAAGATCATGGGACAGGCTGCAGCTACGGTAGAACAGATGCAGTCTTACATTAAGATGGTAAATCCGAAGGTGTCCGATTCGGTCATCAAGATGATTCCCCTGTATATTTCAGAGGGAGCGATCGAGGGAGTAAGAGGCGATGTTGCATTTGCTCAGTCTTGCCTTGAAACTGGTAACTTTACGTTTTTCGGAAGCACAGTTACCCTGGATCAGAATAACTTCTGTGGTATGGGAGTGACCAAGAATGGAGTAAAAGGCAACAGCTTCAAGAGTCCGGCCGAAGGTATCCGGGCGCAGATACAGCACCTGCAGGCCTATGCGTCTACAGACCGACTGAAACAGACCATAGTGGATCCACGTTACATATACATAACCAGAGGTTGCGCAGAGTACGTGGAGTACCTTGGGATTCAGGAGAATCCACAGCACCAGGGATGGGCTGCCGGAAAGGACTACGGAAATAAAATTATTGCTATTTTAAACAACATTTTATCAACAGAAAAGGAGAATACAATGAACATCAACACAAGTTTAATCAGTAACAATAACAGCTACGCTGGTCAGACTCCAAAATACATTGTCATTCACAACACAGACAATTATTCCAAGGGAGCCAATGCAAAGGCACATGCCAAAGCTCAGCATGACGGGAATTTTAAAGGCTATTCCGCACACTTGTTTGTGGATGATACAGGAGCATACCAGGCCCTTCCGTATGACAGAGGCGCTTGGCATGTTGGAGTTAACTATGGCGGCCGGCTGTTCGGCACCTGTAATAATCACAACTCTATTGGAATCGAAATGTGTGTACAGTCAGGCTACAATTATGAAAAGGCATTCCAGAACACAGTTGCAGTGTGCAAGCAGATCATGAAGCAGTTCGGTATTCCGGCCGAAAGAGTACTGCAGCATTATGATGTGTGTGCGAAGAACTGCCCGTCTGCGATTCGAGCAAAGGGTGATTGGAACCGGTTTAAGCAGCTGATCGGTGCTGAGACGACAACCGTAACTGTGGACAAATATTATCGTACAAGGAAAAGCTGGGAAGATAGCAAGAGTCAGATTGGAGCATACAAGATTCTGGAAAATGCTAAGAAAGAATGGAAAGAAGGATATACCATCTATGACTGGAATGGAAAAGCGGTATATCCGGAACAGCAGGCCAAACAGAAGGCAGATCTTACTGCAGAATTGAAAGTTCAGCTTCCAGTTATTCAGGAAGGATGTACTGGGGCAGCAGTCCTTGCTCTGCAGGCAGTGCTTAAAACATCTGTTGACGGAATTTTTGGCAGCAGCACAAAAGAATCACTGAAGAAATTCCAGAAGAACGTGAAGCTTGATGCAGACGGATGCTGCGGAAAGAACACATGGGGGAAAATCGTAGATCACATGAAGGAAAATACTTTTAAATCTTGA